CGATCCGTAATCTGCTTGATTTTGGCGCGATTCATATTGACTTCGCGCTCTGTAGTTTTTGGCTTAGCAAGAACTTTCACAGGTGTAAATTGTCCAGGAAGATTAGCCTGCGGAACATGAATAGTATGTACAGTATATCCTTGTTCCTTTAAAACAGCAACCGCCGTATCAAGTCTGGTTCGGGTAACGCCAACATGATGCTCAACACCTTTACCAATATCAACCATGCCTTTTTTATCTACATGAGACTTAAGCATATTGGCAGTTGTCTGAATAGCACCTACTTTATCTAACTCGCCGTCAGCAAGAAGGGCACGAACAGAAGATTCATTAAGCCCCATTCGCTGGCCAATTGCAACCTTCGACCAGCCCTTGTCCCGCATACGCTGAGCTTGGAGAATCTTAGACTGCTTCTGCTGAGCAAGAGCAATTGATCGCGCCGCTGTTAAATCGTTTCTCGAAACGCCCCAACTCTTTGCAATCTGTGCATCAGTCATACCCGATTTGCGCTGCTCAGCAATAACATGAAGAAAGGTCTTATGACGAACATTCTCACTACTACTAAAACTCCATGGATACTTTGCACTTCCATCTTTTCCTGAACCATACGGATATCGACCAGATCGGCGGAGAATGCCGTAGTGCGCAAGATGTTCTTCTTCAGTACGAATCACGACATTTCCTCCTCTCCATCGTTTTCATCTTCGAGATCCTCGTCTTCAATGTCCTCGAGTATATCATTAATTTGGCTTTCTGTTGCTACTTTAAGAAGACCTACAGATTCCCAACTAGAAAGTGTTTTAGTGCTACGAATTACAAATCCCAATTCTCCATCTTCATTTAAACATTTTATAACAGCAACGGCATCAAGAGGAGTCCACTTTGTAGGTAGAGGGCGAGTCTTAAGACCAAAAATCACGACATCTCCTCCATTTTCCGATAAGTAATAATTTTATCAAATTCTTGGATTTTATCCATAATAAATCTAATATCCTCTGGATCCGCATCATAAACTATTACTTCATTATCCTGATAAATACGAAGTTCTATTTTAATCTCAAATGGGTCTTTACCGTATTCAAGACAAAACAATGCGGCATAAACTTCAAGTTGATGTACAGACCCTTTAATTACTCCAGTTTTCAAATCGTGAATTCTGAGAGTATTATATCTAAAAGCAATAGTATCTGCAGTACCAAAACAATTTTCAGAATAATAAAGAATTTGTTCACAAGTCATTCTATATTTTATAGCATCATTAATATAAAGTCCAATTGTACCCACAAGACCTGAAAGATTTCCGGCTTCAATTTCTCTATGAGCATAGTCATGCTGCAGTGTTCCATAAGCAGCGGCTTGAGCTGTCGTCCAACGATCAACAAGCCTTTCGGGGGTATAATGAATCCAATGATGCTGACTAGGACTTAGAAATGCGTGTTCTCCTTGGAGGTCTAAATGCTTGTTGAAGCGCACTCAAAACCTCCCTTTCGTTTTCAGGATAAATTTTAGCGGCAAACGACATCTTGCTCAAGCGCTCAATATAATATTCTTGATTAGGACGCATAGTTGCTAATCTAGAATCCTTAACCTCTAAAGACGCCCAATACTGTTTCCATAATATAGTAAGATCCAACATTCCTTGTCTGTATGATGAATCATTTTTAAGAATGATACATCCAGGAAACAATTTCTCGAGCTTCTTGATAAGTCTTGCTTGGTAACGATTTTCAGACATTAGCTTAGACCGGAGGAAGTTCTAGATAAATATCAGCAACTTCAAATGTCAATACATTACCTGATCCGTCAAATCCCCAGAATTTAATTGAAAGATTAGAATAATCTGTGATTGTAGCTGCGGCACTATCGGGGATAGCTAATGTATAATCCGTAAGAGAGTTAGTAAGTGCTGAGGTTTCTAAGGAAGTTGCACCAGATCGCAAGGTTGTTCCCTCATAAAGTTCCGCCCTAAGAACTCCGGTTGACCCGGAAGTAGTTCGAGCACGAACTTTAATTGAGTGGTTTGTACGTGTCGAAGGAGTACCGTGAGAAGCAAGACTAATTTCAGCGATACTTGTTTTCTTGCTTTTAATAATACCCGATACAGCCTTTGTAAAGGTTATACTTCTAGATACAGATCCGTATTTAGTTGTACTAGGAATAACACCAGATACAGATCTTCCAAAAGTAAATGCCCTTGATATTGTTCCATACTGAGTTATATTTCCGGACGAAACCGGAACCTCTAGATGAATATCTGCAACTTCAAATACGAGACCAGAACCGTTAATGTCATATCCCCAAAACTTAATTGAGAGATTAGAATAATCACTAATTGTTTCAGCCATCGAATTAAGTATAACTAATGTATACTCAGCAAGAATATTAGTTAAAGGTTGAGTTATCAAATCGCCGGATCTATTATTTGCGCCCTCATAAAGAGCAACTTTAAGAACACCATTTGAACCTGATGTAGTGCGAGCACGAACTTTAATCTTATGATTGGTGCGCGTATCAGGAATACTATGAGCAGCAAGACTAATCTGACCAATTGGCGTTTGCTTACTAGTAATAACTCCAGATACAGACCTTCCAAAGGTGAATGCGCTTGATATTACTCCGTGCTGAACCGATCCGCTTTCAATGGGAACTTCAAGATAAATATCAGCTATCTCAAAAGTAAGAGGATTTCCGCCAAGATCATAACCCCAGAATTTAATTGAAAGATTAGAATAATCTGTGATTGTAGCTGCGGCTACTTCAGAAATATCTAACTTATAATTAGCAAAAGTGTTAGTTAGTGATTGTTCGCTAACTAGATCTCCAGATCGATTTACAGCTCCTTCATAAAGCGCTGCTTTAAGAACACCACTTGAACCTGTTGTAGTACGTGCACGTATATTGATTGAATGTCTTGATCGTTGGAAAGGAGTAGTATGAGAAGCAAGACTAACCTCGCCAACCGACGTTTGCTTAACCGGTATACTCCCGGAAATTGTTGATCCAAATCCAATTGCTAAGGAAAATTCTCCGGAGCCGTATTCAATAAGCGTTCCATAAGTATCTTCACCATATGTACCATCACCATAGAAATCAACAATTTCTGTTGTACCACCAGTAGGAGTAGTTTGAATATCAACATTAAATGCTCGAGATATCTTCCCAAAGGTAGTTTTTTTCCCAGAAACCGCCCTTCCAAATATAATTGGAATCGATGCAAGATTATGATTATTGGGATCAATATATGCGGTTCCAATAGTTTGAATCTTATTAGTAATAGTAAAAGCAGAACGACCAAAAGTTGTCTTACGACCAATAACCGATTTTGTAAACAAGACTGCCCGAGCCACTTTTCCATAAAAATTAATAATTGGGTTGCCCGATTCAGTACTTTCTAAATCTATATATATAACTCGCGTCGGATGAGTTTCTACTAACACATCTTCAAAAGGGAAACTATTAATATTTAAATTTACAAATTCTGGTCGCTTGACTTCAACATCAAAATTATGATCAAGTACTAATATTATTTCATCTCGTAACATCCGCCACACACTCCACAGTACCCTGAACGAGTGTAAAAGGCTCTTTACCTACGCCATTCCACTGAACATCCCAAACACCATTAAACTCTGGTTCACCTGGTGTGAGTAAACTTTTAGTTTGTTCACCACTTAAAACTAATGTAACATTTCCTTGAAAGGCATCAACCATATTAACAGAAAATAGTGCTAGAGGTGGATCGTCTGGATGTAAGCGATCTAGACGAATTTGTGCAATCACAGCACCTGTCAGATCAATAGGAGCACCGGCAGTATTTTTGCACGATAGTCCAACACTGAACCCATCTCCAGCATATAAAAGAAGGTTCAAGATTGATGGCCTAACATTAACGGTTTGGCCAGCCATGCTCCTCCTTTCGCGATTTACGAGATAATAAATAAAAAAATGAGGGGTTTTCTTCACCCCTCTACTATATTCGCCGATTTTTGCGCTGTTTAATATCTAATCAATTTTTACCTCTATATAGGCCAAAAACGCATCACCCAGAAAAATATACGTACAACTCGACCTCGTAAATTGTCCGCTTCACCTAATTGATCATATTGAAGTAAATCTGGACACATTGGAATTGTTACCATCCGAGTAACAGTACCCGTAGTGTCAGTAGGTTGTTCCATAATAATCTTTCATGCGATGTGAAATTCTTGGTAAGTAGGCCAGACATATGTGCGATTAGCTATTGCAATTACTATCTCTTCCTCGAGCAAACCATACCGCTTTGCGCATTCAAAAGAATTAAGGCTAATTTCCCCACTCTTAGTATCAATGATTGGACGAGAAATATGTCTATCGAACGAATATCTAAACTGACGATTGTACTTGATTGCAAACCAACGTGGTCGCCAGACGAGATTGTCAACATGATTATTACCGCGGTCTCCATCAAGATTGATCGGTGTATCAAATGGACCAGGCTTTATAGGGATGAATGCTTTAGCAACCAGAAGAGGAACAGATCTATGATACTGAACACCATCTTTCATTAATCCGACTTGTACAACACCGAACTGATTGGGAGAAACAGACATAATTCTCCCAGACTTGTTAGAACGCACATTACCAAAGTTGCTTACACTATACTCAGGAAACTCATGTATTCCTTTCCAGTGTTCACTCGTCATGATATATTAACCATCCACGTTCTCTGTCAAATTGAATTAAATTTAGACAGCGATCACATTGATATAAAATAGGCTTATCTTTTACAGGACCTCGTGGTTGATGGCCTATTAACCAACACAAAAACCTACTCATTTTGTCCTCATTTCTTTTACGGCCTTGGGCAAGGGCGGAGCCTTGTGGAGGATATAAAATTACCTTGAAAGGTTGTTTTAATGATTTTAGATATGTTCTTTACATTTGCCAAGATTTTTTGAGGCAAAAACCTCTGGAGTATTGGACATAATAGCTAAAACCTATATTAGATATTAAACTCGCGCGTAGGGGATAGTTTTGCCTTCAGATTTGGGCATGACCAAAACCACTTCAAACGCCCTTACCAAGCCAAAACACCTGCCAACATCCAATCTTGGCAATTGTAAGGAATTTGTAAAGATTTACAATTTCTTTACAATTTGGACGATTTTTAGTCTTGTCTAAATTTGCTCAAAATTCGCTCATTTTTCTCTCGTCCGAACACGTCTTTTTCAGATTTGGTCAAAAATGGCCACACTATTCCAACTTTTCAGGATCGAAATCCTTCGGATAGAAGTTCTTTTTGGCCTTCAGAGCTCTCCAAATGGCCATATCGATGACTGATTTCGATCGTAACGTGTAATAATAGAGATCTACGAAGGGCGTATCCAGTCTATCGATGCGTCCGTGCGCTTGTTCCCACATTTTATACGAATATGTCAACGAATAGAATACGATTGTATCCGTCTCGATACAATTCCAGGCTTCGGCGCCGGCGACGTATGGAACAAAAGAAAGCCAGCTGTCCCCTGTAGGAATCTCCTCGTGCTTCCAGCCGTTCAATTCTGCATAATTGACTCCGTTGATCTCTTTGAGATCGTTTCCCATCCTTCGTAGCGCCTCGAGCTCGTAATTGAAATTGTAGAAGATCACCAGCTTGGGATGTTCTTCGAGCAGTTTCTCGATTGCTCGTGTACGTACGGGATCTTCGTTGACAATTCTCCTCAATACTCCATTGAGCTCTGAGATATCTCTGATCGGGCGATTCTCGTACAGATGCCAGCGGTTCTTGAGCACTTCTTTGAGCAGTTTCTCATTGTAATTTAGAATAACTGTTTTTTCATGCCTTACTGTTTGCTTCTCATAGCGCATGTGTATTAATATCTGATTTCGGAGATGGAGTAGTTTACCCTCTCCGACAAAGTGGTCAACCTGCGGGTACTTTGTGAACGGCTTGTAAATCACATGCTCGGTTTTGAACTGGGTTCTATTCTTGTAGAAGCCGTTTGCAACGAAGACGGGGATATAATCGAGCCAGGTATCCCCTGGAGTTGCGCTGAGTAGGATCCATTGATTAGATTTAGCTATTTTTAAAAATGCTTTTACCCACGTTCCTGAGCCAACTAGACGCTGCTCGTCGAAGATGAAGAAAGCATCTTTTACTCCCCGATACTTCTCAAGATTATTCCAACTATCAACATGTAGGATACCGTGAACTGTAGAGGATTGGTCCTTACCCACAACAATCCTTGCAAACTCGCCTTCCCAGTCTTTGCTGTCGCGTTTTTTAGCTGTTGTAATAACATAGACATCCTGATGATCGTGATTAATTCGATAATATTCTGCAGCAACTCTTGATTTACCCGAGCCGACTCCTCCCCACAGAATCTTCCCGTCTCGCATCTGCTTGAGGGCTTCTTCTTGATGTGGTCTCAGTTTTTCTAAACTCATATCATCCTTCTCTAGCTTCTTTTATAGCTCGTCGACGTGCTAACCTGGCTAGCCACTTGTAATCGTGCAGAGAAATGATCATACCGTCTCGTAGCAGCATCCAACAGCCGTCTCCATATACACCATACCATTCGATTGTCCATTCAGGAGGATCGTGTTGAATTGGCTCACGAATTCTAATTGTCGGCATTATTATCTTCCTCATCGCCATAGTATGTGGAAAACATATAGTCTCCACCAGGTTCTGTGCAATCTTCACAGAAGAAAATTTTTCCTCCCGAACCACCTAATAATGTGACCATAAGATCATCGTGCCCAGAAATATCTGTTTCCATGAATCCGGACGGAGTATCTTCGATATATTTGTCACCAACTTCTAACTCTTTATTACATCCCGCGCATCTCATAATTTCTCCAAAACGGAATCATCAGTCGAGCATGTCCAACGTAGAAACGGTAATCCGGCTTCCTTCGCTAGATCAGAAAGACACGGCGGACAGAGCACTCCTGGCGCCGCCTGGCCGTCTGGGAAACGAGGGCCATATCCTGTAGCGACTTCCCAAATCCAATCAGGAGCGTGGAAAACAACGCGAACAGGTCCGCCGCAGCAAGCACAGATCTCGGTCGAGTGAAATCGGATCAACGTCCAGTACAGGGAACGAAGTCGTGCTAGTCGCTTATGTTTGGGATGCCAGGCTTTCTTTGTGAATGCCCATCGTGCGAGACTCAGTTGATAAAATGGATTACATTCGTACCAACGGAAAGTGTAACTTGATCCATCTTGATAATGCTCAGTTCGATTGAATAATCTCATGCTACTCTCCGCGAGCGGAGGCGAGTGCTGCCTGTTTGAGCGCTTCCTCGGCGATCTTCTGCAACCCCTCGTAACCGCCCCCGGCCTTGCGGTAGACGTCGATCCAAGGGCCGCTGTCGCCGGTAGTGCAGATTGCGTGCAGACCGCTCTGGAGAATGTTCCGCTCCAGCGCGCTTACCGACTCCCGATCAGGCCCAGTATGAGGTATCTCAGTCATTATTCAACTCCTCCGAACATCACGGTTAGCCATCCATCTCCGAGTTCTTTTGACTGAACACTTCGATTTGTTGCTTCTGCCATGCGTAAAATCATCTCAGCATTTTCTGCGTGTACTTCGCAATCGAAAGGCTCTTCTCGTAGCTGGAGTATTGCCCAGATGCGTCCGCATTCGAAACCAAGCGTGAAGTCATTCGATTCATTATCAAACTCCAGGAGTAGACTATAGTTAGGCTCGTCAGTCATCACTCCTCCGGTAACATCCCCAACTCTCGAGCCGTGTTCATCAGAATCGCAGCGAGCTCGTCTGAATAACCAAAACGCCGCTGATTGAACTCCAGACCGGAAGCAAACGTCTTGACTTTCTCAGGATCGTCCGTACGTTGCTTCGTCCGCTCTGATGCTGCTCGCCAGTCACAGAGCATCTCGATCAACGCCATCAGGCTCATTCCTTGAACACCGTTTGGATAATGTTCTGGATGATGATCGTTGTGCTCGAAATGGTGCTGTAATGCGGGACCGAGCTCACGTACTGCCTGTTTGTATTCCTCAGATCCATAGACCAATCCGGCGAGTTTTGGAGTGGCTGAGTCGAAAGCTGAGAGTTCTGGTTCAAATAACTTCGATCTGTCGTGTGCAAGACGACGCTCATAGAGATTGCTCTGAACTAGACCAATAAAATGCCCCACTCGAGCAATATGAGACTCGGTCTCAGGACGTGAGTCATAAGATACCATTATTTCTCCTCTCGAATAGCAATATAAGCTGTCTCAGTATCATTAGCCTGTAGGATTGTCATGAGTAGCTCGTGGAGCTCAGGCTCACGCACTGTGTCGACAGTAGCTCGCTCACCATCAATCCTTACGAGGAATCCAACACGTACGAGTGTCACTAATTCTCTTGTACGCTTAGAAAGATCGTTTGCTAAATTTCCCAGTCCGTCATAACCTATATAATCGAGGGCAAATGGTAATCCCTTCTCCTTAGCAACCTTCACCGCTTCGTCATCTATAATTTGACTTGGAAAGATATGTGGAGTGTTATTGTTCTGACAATTAGATGGTGGAGAACCCATTCGCCATCTACAACGAATGCAGGTCTCCTCGCTATAACCTTTGTGATCTACCATATCTTCTTCCACGATAACTCCTTTAGATACTCGGAACAAAAACAAGACTACATGTTTTTAAATTCTGTACAGCTTTTCTAAAATATTACTAACATCCTTTTTGAGTTCTCGAAGTTGAGATCTGAGAACATCCCGATCTGCCACTAACACAGAAACAAGATCTTCGACGGATCCTTTTTCAATAATTCCTACTTTCTCAAACGCCCTTAATCTATCTAACATAAGTAATCTTCGCTCTTCCTTTTCGTGTTCTAATTGAGCTATGATCTCCTCTACAGGAGAGAGCTCATCTAATTTATCCACCAGTTTTTGAACTTCGGCCTCAATAATACAGCCACTACATTCTTCATCGTGTGGATCATCAGGATTGATTATGAAATGAAAGCGGGGATAAACATGGAAAACTGCATTTTTGATAATTTCCTGATGTTCGTTCACTTTTTCAGCCATAATACTCCTTTAGCTAGTCAAAAAAAGAGAATCCATGTTCTGGACTCTCTTTTCCCTACTTGAATTACCTTCCGAACAGGGATCGGCCTAGACTCCATGTCACAGCCGCCACGTTCTTGAGGACCATTGCGGCGATGTACACCACAACAATCATCAGGACTTCGTAGAGGATGGTTGAAATCTTGGTCATGATTTTCCTTTCTTAGAGGGCTTCATTATATAACATGTATTTTGTGCGATTTTTGCCCTAAAAGCAGGAAAATTGTGGTAATTAGTTAAGTGATCCAGTAGGCTCAGCTGCAATGCCTAGAGAGAGAAGATAAGCTCTCTGGCATCCTTATCTCTCGCTGATTAACACTATAGACGGTGCACCTACAGATCTATAGGAAACCTACTGGATCACTAAACTAATCAATTAGTGGCTATATGCTCCGGAACTATACGCCTCCTCACTATATCCTTCGCTACTTGGTAACTTTGGAGGATAATATCCCACCTCTGTTCCCATCACACCTTCTTGACGCGTAATGGCAACAACTTCCCACGGCGAAGGAATTTTCGAAAATCGAATTGTGGTTTTTGGATTGCCGTTTCTATCGACGGCAGGAGCATTACTTACACGTTTTCCGCCCGCGTAGAATAAATAATATTCAACTCCATCTGGAGGTTCCCAGCCGAATGTAATGCTGGATTTAGATTCAATCATAATATGAAGCGCAATACTCATATTTCACCTCCTATTAGAGTACCTCTCCAGCATCCCACACAGACCAATTGCGATAGTTATTCCGGGTAGGAAAATCATTAAGTGTCTTTCCAGCATATATACCAAGTACCGGTTGAGTCTCTGTCCATCCAAGATGAGCTCGAGCGTAGTAGTCGAGGTTTTCTGGCGTAGCCATCGGAGCTTCTCCAGTGTATGCCTCGGTTAAACACGCCCATCCAGCATCTACTAAGGGTTTTGACTTTGTGGGATCAGGATATCCATTTGCATCTACAAAAGGAGCGAAGTTAGTTACAACACTCTTTGCAATAGGTAAGTCGGCAATTGCATTTACACACGCTTGCCAATCTACAGCTTCGGGTACATGACCAGGTATCTCAGCTTCCAAACTAACACCCGCGGCACCTGAGTTGAGACAAGCTTGTCGAACAATATTTGCATCGAAGGGACGCGTGAGCCAAATTGTACAGACAAGTCCGTTTGAGGCACACGCATCATTCATTGCCTGAGCTCGACTCGCATTGTTATAATCATTCCAGAGATAACAAACCCATTTGTATCCCGCAGCAGCGGCTTTGATAGCAAACTCATTTGGCGTCGAGAACTTCCCGTTAGACAGTTCTTCGTTTAGCCAGATGCCGGGAAAGGGGTATTGGTATGCTGCCCCTCCAAGGCAGCAACCCTCTGGGCGAGAGCCGTGTGTCGAGTATTATCCAAAGCTTTATGTTTGTCGAGATCTTCTTTCACGTCATCGAGAAAGATTGCATTAGCATTCACGACGTCACGAAGACCTTTACCATCAAATTCGCCCTCAGAGCGAATCCAGCGATGAAATCTTGGTAAATACTCCTCCTCAAATGGTTGGAATGGATCGAGGTCTACTTTTGCAAATAACTCACGCAGTCGCTTGACAAATACCTTGGTATCCATCTGGGGCGGCTGAGTTGGCTTCTGTGATGGCATCTTACATACCTTTCGGATGACGATGAGCAAATCCAGAATCAAAACGCCTCTTAGTTCTCACGCGAGGCCCTCTGCCACCATCACCGTGTGGGGAAGTGTCAAATCTGAAATATCCCTCGGGGAGATCGAACTCTACCCAAACGTGATCCCCATTCGCATGAACGGTGAGGTATTTTCCTCGTCCTGACACTCCCCATGACTCGAACCAGCTGGAAACCTGAGGGCGGTTTGATCCTAAGAGACCAAACTTCCATAACACATAGCTCGTCGACGAAGAGCAGTCAAAACCATCTTTGAAATCGTCATCGAGGAAACTACCATCATGCTCTCCACCGTAGATATAAGGACCTTCAAATTTATGACAGAAGGCAAGAATCTCCCGAACTTTATCAACAACCGTAAGAGTCTTCTCTCGCTCTATAACATTCTTGATGAGGTTGATGGAGAAGGGATCAAATGCCCATTCACTAGGCTTACCTTTACTTCGCGTATTACGTAATTTATCGTGCGTAGTTTTTCCGTAAATACCGCTTTGTGGTAATCCAACACTTTTCTGGAATGCTTTTATTCCCTCTTTTGCAAATTTGTCATTATATGCATTATCAAATCTACGCCAAGGCCAAAATCCGGCTCTTGAGATAGCTCGTTTTACAGCAACAACATCGGCTCCCCCTGGAACAGGTCCTTTTGAAGCATATGGGGGATACAATGTACGTATAAATGGAACGGTAGGAGCTGCCATTTACTTCTCCATTATTTAGGATTTATTCCTAGTCTAACCGTATAATAAGCCGATCTTGTTTATTTCGGGATATATCAATACTTTTAGCAATCTCCGGTGAAACTTTAGCGTGTGAGAAATGAGCTAATGAATTTCTCCTAACACGCGATATACCCATATGACCAACCCCGACAACAACCCATTCCATCATATTATCGTCGACTTGGATATCGCCAACTTTAGTTTTCATCTTACTCCGATGGCTGTCCTGGCTCCATCGGCTGCTCTGGCTCTTCCTCCCGCAGCCTTTCCTGTCTCTCCTGGTGATCCTGTTCCCTACGCTCGTCCTGCTGCTGCCTTTCGGCCTCTCCGTCGGGATGCAGCTCTTCGACTCCTTCAATACCCACGTTTTCTCCTTTCTTATCGATCAAGTCTTGCTGTGACTGAATGCATGAATCCGCTAACTAGAGTGTCAATAAATTCTGGTGTCATTCGCTCACGAATCGCAGCTTGAATTTGAGAAGCAAACTCGGTTCGAACAAGATTCATTACCTCTTTATTGATCTCGCTTATTACAGCCCCTTTGAGTGGATCGTTTCCGAACCTATCAAAGGCTTTTAGTGCCTCTGAAACAGTTTCCTCTAAACGCTCCCCAAGGGTACTTTTAATAATTTGTTTTGCAATGTACTGGTTAACAGCATCGGGGTCAATTGAAATAGGAAGTGTCTCAGACATCAAATATCTCCTTTACTAACACAAACACCAGGGTCCAGTATTATGTCCGCCTCTAGAAAGTCTGACAAACGTCCACAATGCATACCGCATATCGCGCTGCACTCTCCAATAATTTATCCACTTATGATATCGTGGATGTATCTGGGCTATTCCAGTTGTACCGGAACTAGAATTTATCGCTCCAGGATTACATCCGGATTCTCGTCGGACCACATATAGTGCCCACTGTTGAGTACCATATGGGCGAAAAGCACGTTCTACAAGCTCATAACAAAGTCGACGCAGACGTGGACTAGCGTCTCCCCAACGATGACTATAAATACCACCATTTCTAATTTCTTTATTAGCCTTTTTAATCAGCTGATCATAAGTTTGTGCGGTAGATTCTGAATTACTTAGTGCCGCTTGTCCGGTTCCACCAAAGAAAATAAAAAGAACCGTTAGTATCGTCACTAATCGCAAAACATATTCCTCCTACTGGATTATATGAATTTTGGATCCATGAGCCAGCTCACCAAGTTCAGCTAAAGCTTTGAATCCGGAACAAATATTACAGTTACACATCGGACCATGATTAACAGACGGTATAGCCTCTTTAACAGCATTGACAAGTTTATCTATATGAATATTAAGCTCAGAAGTATCCCACGGATGTGACTCATCATGGTCTGGGGCAAGAATGCATATACGTGAACCATCGGGAGATAACTCTCCACACATACCTTGTTCGCGTACTATGCGTTGATTAAGATCGAGAAGGAACTTAGGTGTGAAAGATTGTCCTTCATTATCCATCTTTTCTCCTTAGGGGACAATAGCATTTGGAACATCCACCAATGCCATTTTCAATCTTTCCGCCCTATCGGAAATATCGTGTCTACGAGAGCGAATAATTCCCTCGAAGCTTCGTAAGCGTGTCATAATTTCTTTGTCAATTTCATTGGTATCATCTAGCATTTCAATCGTATCCGCAATATGATCGAGCAATTGATTTAGTACTACGACACGCTCTTCCAAAGCAGCAATATCAGCTTCACGCCACTTGGTATCAATTTTATGGGGCTCTCTTATCATAATTACTCCTTATATAGATATAAAAATAGAAGTGAGTGTCACGTAGGCCCGTCTGATCTAGCGGGCTCCTAACAGACCTACCACACCCTCTCACGTTTATCTAAGGGAATCCTGGGGGAGGGGGATTGGATTCCCACCCGCTCCGTGAGGATCTTATACTACGACTCCTGAGGAGGTGCCGTCAGCGGCATCACGTCGTAGCCCACAGCGATCATCATCTCCCGGAGCTCGACCTTGTCCTTGTAGGTCAAAGCCTTGAACTCCGAGATCTCGACCTTCTTGCTGTCGGTGAAGTAATCGCGGATCGCGGCCACGAGTGTGCACGGCTCGTGAATCATAGGATACACCTCCTCTCACTTATCGGATTAGCTGGAACTCGGAGTCTGAACTAAATCGAAATTAGCCTGGAAGGCTTTTGTGGTATATACCTTGTAGCCACGCTCTGTATACAGAATCCAATCTCCCACAAAGGCTTTCGTCTGCCTCGGGTTCTTGGGATTATGGACTCTAACATAAATGTACTGTTTCGTCGGCTCAACTTCACTTGTTGGATCTCTGGGAGTATCATCAATGTTTGAAATCTCGCCGAAGCACCAGCGAGCGATATCCGCGAAATTCTCCTCAGTAATCTGGACCGCATCAACATACAGAGGCTTTCGAACGTACTTGGCTGTAATACTTGTAGATTCCATTTTTTCCTATTCGTTTCGGTTTCGAGTTATACCAAGGCCATATCCGATAAGGAGACTAATCAGAACAACTAATGCTGTAAGAATAATTGTTACTATGATCATCATTAGTGTTCGAGCTCGGAGTACTTCATTTCCAGCTGATCTTCCTGAATGGTAATATACATACTTTGCAAATATGCCTTAATCCCGCTCTTACCATTCACAGTCCACTCATACGGTCGCACGATTAGATCGACATTGAGAATATCGACCCAGTCGAGTGTCTCAACCTGACTCTCGTCGAGCGTTGTCCGATTACGAGATGTAATCAAGACAATTCGTGGAGGACGACCTCTGTAGTTGACTGCAACGGGAAGATATGGCTGAGGAGCGGTGTTTTCATCATCGTCCTCACGAGGCTTCAACATCTTCACATTCCAACCATCAGCATCCATCATCTCAGCTGTCTTCTCGTCTAGCAAGACAGCAAAGTTTCTATCGCCCTCGCGGTTGTACTGACCTTCCTTGCCCGCAAAATTTCTGAAGATAATGCGGACACCCTCCATAAGCACGGTATTGTCAGCAGGAGCTGGCATTTACTAATCCTCTCTTATAGTTAACTCAGTTTCTCGAGGCCATTGTTGAACGTTAATCTGATCTTCAGGAAGCTTTTCATTATTAAAAACTCTAGTCGCTAGTATACTAGCATCGGTTGGATTAGTAGCTGAAACTTTTACTTCGCGAACTTGTGTAACAAGATAATAACGAAGTTCAGGCATGAATTCTCCAAATTTTATCAGGCATTTTCCTAACAAATACGAGGGCGCGACCATCCCATATTACTTCAACATATCTACGATCTATCCATTCGTCCTCTGGTCGCCACCATCTATCTACTACTCGCCAAGTATCAAGTACAGTAATAGCCATTATAATTCATTATTGTCTTTCATGAGTTTCCTCAGCAATATTAGTAAGAGCAATTACGTCAAATTCGTTTAATTCAATACCATGCTCTTCAATAATATTAATAAGGTATTTTGTAGCATCTTTTACTTTGTCGAACTGACGTCTTCCGGTTCTGAGATTTTTTAGAAGTCGCCGAATTGTAAGAGCCTGATATAATGATAAACCCATCATTGTTAGAATCAAAGCTCGTACAATTTTAATCTGAATTTCCGTGTAATAAAGATTTGACATTATTCTCCCTTATCAGAAAGGAATAGGATCGACGAAGTCTAAAAATGAACCGAATTGCTCGATTGTCTTAATTGCTTCGTCTTTAAGCTTCTCAAAATATGACATGTCAATCTTTAGATCAGTCATAGTTTTCGCTATCTCTGCGTCGATCCACTTGTAGCCTTTTGTGCCTGAGACGGCGTAGTATCGATCATCTTTAACTCTATATAGCGTACCTCCTTCAGCAGTAACCGGAACAAAGCGACCAGTCCTACCAAGATGACGCATGGTATGATGATCAAGAATATCGCCCTTTTCATGATTCTCCTTGTCAAGATACATTGTCCCCTGCATAACACTCTTACTTTCGCAGAAGTCATCAAAGACGAGTTCATCGTGTGAGAAAAGAGTCTTAAATACGTAAGGGTGCTGGAATTGAGAACCAACGGCTGTCCACTTCCCAGCCTCAGAGGCAATGTATACAGCATCATTGACAAGACAGAATCGATCATATGTTAATTCATGCTCAAATTCGTATCCATATTGTTTACCGTGTTCAATAATATATTTAATAGCCTTCTTCGAGGCCTGAGGAATCTTCACGGAATCTGTTTTAATATGGACTGGAGGATATCCTTCTTCCGTCAAATCATGCTTTAGATCGATCATATATAGCGCTCCGCGCTTTGCGACGATGTTGTCTTTATTTCGATGATCTCGGAAAGGGTTGTCAAACTTCGCCGAGGTCAATCCATAGACAATATTGATCACAATCTTAAGCGCGTATGCCAGCTTGTCGGCCCCATCCTCATTTTCTAAATATGGAGCCAATCGACCATCGAGCATTTTTCTGGCGGCGTTAAAGTCATTTCGTTTGATTGCTATTCGTGCTGATTTGAGATCTGAGAAATTCTTTGTATACTTTCCGAAGAGATTCAGAATCTCGATAGTGGTTGGATGCATGCTTGCCACGTCGAGGAGAGCAACATCATAGTAGATTCCCGGTTCCGCGTAAACGTAACCGCCCTCTCCGGGATCTTCTCCTCGATATTCACTTTTACCAGCATCAAAGGTGTATCCGGGGAATTCCTTACTAAGATCGGTATATTGAAAAGACTTTTGAGGGTTCTTATCGTTTCCGAATATGATTTTGGCGGTATGTCTTTGTGTTGTGTCATTAACTGTAAGCCCACTTAGTTCGGCAAGAATTTGACGAGCAATAAAATCTTCCCAGCGATCTTCTAGAACAGCTTCTGTTGCAACAACATCGTTGACACAGTATTCGACTACTCGCGGCCAATCTTTTTCAGGTACTGGCTGATCGAGAGGAATATCCAACTCCATGTGAAGAATTCCGAGATCTATCTCAAATTTCTTCAAGCTTTGTTTAATCGAGCTGAAATCCCAAACGTCAGCGTATGATAAGTTATACGCTGCCGCAAAATAGGCATTTTGATTTCCATCAATAACAATTTTACGTGTCAATTCATAAAGTTGTTCGATACTATGACCTAACATCGCTGCATATAGAATATGATTATCATATCGACGATTGTAGAACCCAACTAATTTCATTTTGGTGAGGTTCTCAATTTCTTCCCGCGATGGATTGATCATCCGGACAACTGTATCGTCTCCACGAAACTTCCAGCAAACGATAAATAAGTTAGGATACACTTCTATATCAAAAAGGACTATCCGATCATCACTTACTTCGACTCTCACATCAGATTCAACTTCTTTGTCAGACTTGAAATTCATCGTCTGGACAGTCTTTAAACATATAGAAGCCTGATTTGTACTATTATTGGCAAAAGCTATAATACGAGATTTCATATCACTAACGTCAAATATCAGTCCTTGACTATTAGCTTCTTCAAGAATATGAGCTATGAAATCGATTGACGGTTTGGTCCCAGGATGAATTTCTTTACGGAGATTCCGCTCTATTAGATCCCTAAGGCCTTTTTCGGTTGTGATTGTCTTTGCCTTAAGCATCTTTTCCTTTTTCTTTTTGAGCGGCAATCCGCTATTGATCATCGCGATAGGGACCGCATTACAAAGAGATACCCGTCTTCGTAATGATGCGTCGCCACTAAAGACTTTGATCTCGATACCCTCAGCATATATAGGAGAAAGAAGTGTTGGATCTCCCTCGTAAATATAATGAAGGTGTACGCCCTCTCCGGATTTACTAATCTCAGCATAGGTGGGCGGCCATTCGCTAGCTGCTGCAAGATTCTGTTCCAGATCTTTTAGATCAAAATCGATGACAATATGATTGTCTGGAAGTTTTACATAATGAAGTTTTGTTGTATCAATTTTAGCTAGCGTGCTCTTGACGTTTTCCCATTTTCGAGTCGGAGCACCAGACGCATTAGCAAGTTGAGCAGGTCTATCACTATATAAAGTATCAAAAAGCGAAGTAGTCTCATCCATAACCAAAGAGAATGCCGGTAAATTCTCATCATCTTCCTTAGGAAACTTGAACTTTTCTGCATTAAATCCAGCATAGAGACTTCTGACACGTTCACCGTCTATCTCTCCTCGGTCTTTAAACTCGTCAAAATAATTACGAAGTTCTTCACGAACTTTGTACTGGGGACGAGGGTTAGTAATTCCACTTTCATCACAGAATTCTCTGTATAAACCATAGGCTTGCTTCAACGTTGTATAGTTTTGAGTTTTGAAAACATCATAATAAGCTTCAATAAAGTTGAAGAAAACATCCGTCTGAAGCATCATTTCTAAAGGTCTATATCCGTTATAATAATTCTTACCCATTTCTAAATAGACATTCAGACAATGATGAGCAATCGCGCCCAGTTCAAAATCGATCTGACTGAGCAGGGTAGTGTAATGCCTAACCGGAATTTTTACATTCGTCGGATGAATATCGACCAAACGTCGAATGATTCCCGATTTAGCATCGGTTATTTTTACCGGCTGATTAGAACCGATAAAAAGAAGAGCTTCTGATTTCGCTGTATAACTCGGCTTGTACTTCTCATTCATTGTCATATGCTCATGCGAGACAATAGAATTTAGCCGAGTATTATCCTCCAATTTTGATAGATCACCGTCATGTTGAATGGCAACAAGGGGATTGTTCTTGAAGGCTTCTGTTGAGAATGATGCATCAGCGCGTCCTAACGCTTTTCCATCAAACGTTGTTGTATAGCCTTCGAACAACTTTTGTATGATGTTGAGAATGGTGGACTTACCGGATCCAGCGGGGCCGTAGAATACAAAGAACTTTTGTAGTTTCTTTGAATCTCCAGCCACGATGGATCCGATAGCCCATTCGATCTTCGCCCTTTCTTCAACGGAATACAATGTCCCAACGAGCTCGTTCCAAGCCGAAATATCACCAACCTCTAGGGGATATGGCAGAGTTTTACTTGCGTAATCCGTCTTCTTAACTTCGGAATTGGAGAACAGAAGTTTAGAATCAAGTGGATGATGATTATCGCTGATATTTGCCAGGAATTGCCTAAACTGAGACCATGATTTACTCTGAAATGATCTCATCGATCGCACCGTATAGCGCATTCCTGTTTCTTTTTCTAATTTAGCAGCTTCGGCAAGTAGATCTTCGTCTACAAGACGCTGCACATCGTATTCATCGCGAGACCAAAGACCTTTTTCTGCGTCCCAAATCGCATAAAAGGTTCGCCCTTGAACCATCAGATCCTGAGATCGACCAACAATAAAATCGGGATATACTTCTATACCCCTATCTTTTGTCTCTTTAGTAAGGATCTGATAAAAATCCATCAGCCTCCTTTCTAAAGATCAGTCATCTCAGAGACATACGCATTCAACTGATACCAGATCTCAACTTGTGTCTGATCTACATCGGGATTTACTAAGGGAAAGAAACCTCCACGCCCATCAGCACTATACTGTCTCCACATCAAATCATGGAGAATTTGATCAACTCTGTTGCCTTTTTCTAGAGTCAAAGGATCTGAGAATTTCTGCAATCCTAGATTTTTAAGCAACGTCCAAGCCCACTGGTGGGAATGTTTGTTTCCGCTCGCAATAAATGCTACTTTACGGCTTAGCGCAACAACCATTTCGAGACACGTAGCTCCACCAAGAGTAATGTCACCGCCGTCTTTACCTTCGAGGAATTCATTACGAAGATCGAGCGCATCCTGAATCCGATTGTCATCATTCGGAACTGTCCAAATAAACTCGATATTATGCAGTCGCTCGAAAAGATCAAAATATGTCTTCTCGTTGGGAATATCGATCTTTTGGGTCAGCCAGGTATAATATTCATAACTAACTGTCGTCATCGTCGTCCTCATCATTCCCTGCGCCGTCTAAACCAAGAACTGCCTCTTCAAAACTCTCATTAAGACGCGTGATTTGCATATCCATCTCTAAATGATCATTTCGTACATAGACGACATTAATATCGTCCGACCCGTGTCCAAACTTGAGATTTTCTAGACCAACAACACCCTCAACATCTCTTAGAATATCATTATCATCGCCATCAACCATCACATCATCAAGAGAATAATAATGAAATTCATTTTTCGAATAATTTGGATTACTATGAGTGTACTCATTTTGATGGATTACGTAAGGACTATCAGGACTTCTACTTGCAAGTTCTCTCTCATAATTCCATCCGGCATTCATTGACTTACTTGTTTCTACCGGATTTTCAGGTAGATCATCGAGAATAGGAACTGGAGCCGGTAGAGGCCTTTCTGGACTTTCAGTTCTAGCGGTAGAGACTTCATGATAGTCAGTTCTCTTACTATAGCCTAGTTGCTCGACTACCTCACTGATTGGAGGCTTCTCTATAGGCACCATTCCTCGCGGCTCAACCTCTTCATCAGGCGATTCCTTCGCAAGCGTTTCTGTCTTTTCGAGGTAGATCTCACGAAGCTTAGCAATTTCTATTTCAGTCTCTCTATATGCTTCAGCTCTAATCTTCTCTCGATTGAGCTTATATCCGAAATAGAAGCCAACTACTGCTCCAATACCAATACCAACAGCAAAATAGCTAAGGCCTGCGGTATTGATCTTCCTGGTTACTTCTGCAGCCTCTTCTAAATTTGTTGCAACCTCATTCACCACTTCTTCGGCTAACTGTTCAATCGCCATTATATATCTCCTATATGATATTTTCGATTTTGTCGTAAATTACACCATCGACATTGAAATCGAGTAGAATTGCTCCCTCATATCCATTGACGAAATCACGAGCAGCCTGCGTTTTTCCATCAAATACCCCGAAATCGATGTAATTATCAGTTTCACTATTCTTTGAGAGAACCCATCCAACTACTGCGCCAGCCTTTGATCTCTCCAAACCCAGCATATCGTAGACCTCATTCAAGAACACGTGGCCTCGAGCATGCAATTTGTCATTCGCATAGTTCTGCTGACACTGGAGAAATAGCCTATTATACTCGGGTTCTTTGCTCCACGACATCGAATTCATATCAAAGAATCGAGCATAGATCGATGGGATATCATTACTTACGCGCGTTACATTCTTCTTTTTACCCTTAGGATCTTCAATCTCGATCTGCTGCGAGCCATATCGAAGATTACGATCCTCTTCCTCACCATACTTCTCGACTACACGTGCACGATACTCGTTGAACCCCTTCTCGAGTGCTCCGTAAGCCGCAGTTAATGCCGCAGCTCGCTTTACCATGAGGTTATGAGAAGTTGTCAACGCATAAATCGACAGACCTCCCAGGACAACTGCCGGCGTATATAGTCGGACAATCTTAATCCCGGTCTGGTAATAAATAAGGGACACGTCCCTCTGCCGATCGCGCTCGCTATAGTTTCGGTGCTCTAGAGTCTTAGCTGTGTCGAGCTTCTCTTTTGTAACCTCTAGAACAGCATCCATTTTTAAAGTAGCTCTACAAGCAAGAACCGTACTGCCAACCATGCCGGCAATTCCTGCCGCCAAAAGAACTTCTGGAGAGCTCTTCTGCGCCAAGAGAGCTGTACGGGCGATCTTGCTTGAAATCGCCGCGGGGACGAGGTTCATCATCTCTCCTTAAATGGGTAGACCTCGGATATAGGCATCGAGGCCTTCGATCGATACATTTGCATTCTTTTTGATAAATTGAAGATCTGCAGCATCCTTTTTCAATTTTTGAATAATTACAACGTCTTCTGATCCATCTTTCTCTACCCCCTCAAGAATAAACTCACACATACGCTCAACGCGTTCAGCAAATTCGGTTATATCTTGAACAGTGACTGTGCTCATCTCAGAATATGATTCTTTAAATCATTGAGTCTACTCAAGGGGCTCTGGTTCTGGGAGATCAAGGAGATACCCTCCACGGATACGGGTAACACCAGACCCATGAAGATCGGTCCACCCCCACTTGTGATCCGTGTGAGTAGAACCAAGCCCAATGAGCTCATATAGGTCTGCAACAGTTGCGGATTCATATCTGCTCACCAACTCAAATAGTTTGTCAATCACTTCTTCGGCTTCTACCCGATCGTCTAAGATGATCTCGTCGAAGTCATGACGAGCTCGTGCTTGACGACTGATAGTCCGACTGGGACCAGAACTCCGGCCCCCCATTGAATAACGATTATAACTGACATATCCCGTAGGTCCAGCCTGAGGTGAAGTTGAACCTCGTCTACGTGAGTCGCCAAAAATGAGCTTTTCAATGCCCTGTGTAAACGATTCAACAACCATATCCTTGGCTGTTGGAAGCAAAACGTCAAAAGCTACATATCGTACGGCTGTTCTCAAGTCTCCAGCAACAAATGTCTCAGAAAATTGCTTTCGGAGAGATTTTTTCCTTCGAACAGCCCCGCTAGAGACAACCGGAACAATATTTTTTTCTTGACTTTTACCCTTTTTACTAATTTCGCTGTTCGGTGGAAACTCCGGATTAGTCATTTATTTTCCCAACTTTTATAGGGACAAAAGCTAAAGCCCATGTTTTGGGCCTTAGCTTTTAAACTAACTTTCGTCGATTTTTTCGGTCTCTTCCTCGTTCTCTGTGTGATTCCTGAGGTTGACGATGCTGTCGACCAGCATATCCGTCGTCTTCGAGAGCTGCTGACTGATCATCGCTCCGATCACAACGCTTCCCGACGCAACCTTGATCTTGTCGACCTTGGTCACGATGGTGACGTTGTTGCGGATGATGTCATTCACAATCTTCGAAACCGGAATGCCAGCGACTGCTGCCACGCCAAGCTTCACAACTGGAAGTAGAGGAGCCATAAATTTCTCCTAAGTTAGAGGGCTTCATTATGCGAGATGTTTTCTCTGCGAGAAGAAAACCTTATTCTACGATCTCAACTTCTCCAGCTCTAACACGTTCTTGTGTACTAAGCAGATCTTCAGTAGACATTTCTAGTAATTCCGCCCTAGTTACTTTCACTACCTCTTCCGGAACTTTCGGAGGCTCTGGATTGGAAACTCCAGCCAAGCTAGGAACTGGCGTGACTACTTTTGCTGCTTCGTCGGCCAAATCCTTCGGAATAACGCCGCGAACAAATTCCGCAGCTTTGTCGGCATCTGTCACCAACTCCATAAATAGTGTTGAATATGCCTCCGTGGATTCAAATTCATCTCGGAGAGCCTGAGTTTTGATGAAACGTCTACCATCCTCAGAACGCTGCCCGTAAGAACTCAAGACAATGCTCTTGAATTCAGCAATAATCGCCTTTCCATCTTCTGCTTCTACGATGCGCTTGATCGCTGCTTCCAGGCCTCCCTTATGGCTAACCTCGAGCTCGACGAGTTCTGCTTTGGAGAGATGGAAGAAAAAATCTTCGCTAACTTCATCTCCATTGAAATCGACGTACGTAATCGTCTTCTTTAACACGCCTTACCTTCCTTTAGACAGCTTGTGCTTTCATTCGAATATGCAATTCTTCCATAACTTCACTCATTCGAGGATAAGATGAGTTACGGATCCCAGCATTTCGAAGCAGCCATCCCATGTTCTGCGGAATATGCCAATCTAGACGCTTCGGTGGTAAATCGAGCGTACTAAGAATTTCGTCCAACTCTCTGTCGGACATTACTTCGTCTTACGGTTCTTCATCCGCTTCCAAAGAAGACCACCAACGAGAACAACACCAACAGTTGCAGCAGCAACAGCAAGATTGGGGCTCTTGATATCAGCAGGCTTAACGGTAGACATTATTTCCTTTCTTGAATTTTATCCATCAGGAAAATCGGGATAAGGGCAACTTCCTCTTCAACCACCCGTCCATATCTTATTGTAATCCATGCTTGGCATCTTCAAGAACTCAATTACGAGACATGGACGATTATCTTCGGACATTGTTGTCGTAAACTTAACCTCCATCCGATTGCCTACATTCCAACCAACCATATCGCTATAATCAGTTGGTCTTAGTCCAATTTCATCGTAGAAAGTTGAAAGACTGCACGAATCGAAATGAATAATTTCGTAATTGACTTTATTCTCAGCAGCTTTGATCTGTTCGATTGTGCTATTGAAATAGCGTCCTGTCAGCGAATCGTAGCAAAGCACATCACCCGAACCCGTAATAATAACCTGACCACTTGGCGGATTCTTAGTTATGCTATCCTGAGCAATCTCTTCTCTGACTGCTGTCTCTTGGCGCTCTCCCAGTTTTTCAACCACTTTTGCCTTATATTCCTGTAAAGCACGCTCAGAGATAGTCGAAGCAACAGCCAGAGCAGCGATTCTCTTCGAGGAAATGCGATGTGCCATGACAATACTAGTAATTGTCGCAGCACCCACAGCAATGGGAGGAATATAATATGGCCAAACCATCTTAGCCTTTTCGGTCTTACTAATGGGCTCAGGACTGACTTCCGGAAAGGTGAGCGCGGCAATACGCTCATCCTCCTCATCGCGGATGATCGCAGCAGCCTTAAATGACGCTCGACCTGCTAGAACCGCCGTTGAGACTGTGCCCACAATACCAACACCAGTAAGAATAGTGGTCGAATTTTCGTTTAACAGAAATTTAAGTCGATGAACATGCGGTGCTAGTGACGTCAACATATATGTGGCCCTTTCATTTTTTATTCGAGCCAGGACGCTTAGTCATTCTCTGTTTGTCAGCACTCAGAGCATCCCATTGCTTTCGTCGCCGTTGAAGATTTGACTCGTTTCCTCTTGGACGACCGCCTCTATTCTTCATTTCCTCCTCCCAGAAAAAAAAAGAGAGACGTTGTTATCTCTCATTATACTAAAAGTTATTTCTGCGATTTCTTATTGATCTTCTTCTCGATCCAGGGCAGAAATGGACGTTCTAGCCACGCCATCCAACGGTCCATTAATTGAATTAACCAGTTACCGAACTTCATTTTCTCAACTACTAAATGCAAGGTTACAGATTTCATCTACCTGACTTCGAAGCCACTCAAGTGGATTATTTGATTTTTGCGGCTCAGGCTCGGGAGTCGGAATTGCGACCATTGCCGGGTAAATAGTCATCGTTGTATCAGCCGTTGTCTGATAGTTGTATGTTGAATTATCAAAATTATACTTCCATTCAAAATGTCCCATTTAGTTTTCTTCTCCATTTTTGGAGGCACCAACTGTGATCAGCTGCTGCGTCGTCGGCATCCGCTCAAGAATCTGTCCTGTCAGTGTCTCCAACGACTTAAACTGCTGGTCAAAACGCTTCTCAATGAACTTAACATGTTCATCAAATCGCTGCTGCTGCGCTGTGAGATTCTCTTCACGGACTGAGAGTGTTGCTTCGCGAGAAGCGGCTTCGGCATCGAATTCAGAGCGCTTTTGCTGCAGACCGACCATATGCTCGACTTCACGCTTCTCGCGGTCCCACTTCTCCTGCTCACGATCAAATTCGATCTGCTTGTCGGTCAAATCTCGTCTGAGCTTTGCGAGCTCCTCTTCGAGAGTCTGTGCTCTCTGATGTCCAGCGCGATCTCCGCTTAACTCAGCAACCTGTTGCTTAAGATCGCCCAGTTTAATCATAAGTGCATCATAGCGTTCACTCGTCGGATCGGTGCGAGAGCCAAACAACATTAGGTAGTGCCTCCCTTTGTAGGAATATTTTTATTGCATTCTTCACATAGATCAACCATATACCCGCTAGCACTATAACCAATTAAAAATGGTCTTGCTCCGAGTGGTAGTTTAATGATGCGATATGTAGCTACGGCAATCCGATCGGGATGATTGTCACAATGTGTCATTTTCATAATTTGACAAATTTCTCATAGATAATTTTGCACATTATTTCGCCTTCGCATTTCCCGTACAAAGATCCAAATCAACCAGAGACCCATCGTTAATAGAACCATGAAGCAGTCCCAAACAAAATGGAAGAAACCATAGCGCCTCTGCTCTACAATATAAACAATGGGCATATTTCCTCCTTTATTTTGTATGACGGAAACGGAAGGGTGATACGAAGTACGTTGCAGCCGTAAGCACAAGCGCGAGGATCAAATATGGTGTTGCGGCAAAAGCCGGGACGGTGAATGCCGAATACCAAAATAGAAGTGCAAATAGAGCAACCAGAACCATAAGAATAATCCGCACAATACGCATGATAATCCTTTCAAATAATTTTATTGTGACGCTAGCTGAATTGTGGTAGAAACCTGTACCGTAGGTTTACGTACTATTAATGTAATAAGAACTCCGGTACCAACTCCCATATAGAACTTTTTATTTTTCTTGGCGTGAGTTTTTACAGCCTGATATTTAGCTCCATTCTTGAGGACTTCAGCTTGTTCTTTAACTGTAGATCTAACAGTCATCGTAATCCTTTATGCCTCTTCTCGCTCTAAAGCGAACACATATCGACGGCCCGGCACTAATAAGGTAGCAATACCCTCTGATACAGGAACCGCGATACTTTGCCCACGGATCGGTGGCGAACCATGAAATACCGCAAAAGCTCCAACGCTATCATGATTAATATGATCTAAATGCAGTCGAATTCCAAATGAGACTGGAAATACAGGCATAATTACTCCTCATATATTTATATTGGCAGTTCTACCGAAGCGATTGCCTCCCCATAAGCATCCATCAAGGTCTGGAAATCAGAAATGGTCATCCGGAAGGAACCATTGTCGCCCCACTGTGCGCTCCAGCTGTTCTTAAATATAAGAACATCCCCCTCAATGCCGTAGAGCAAATACCAGTGGCCTCCTGCAACTTCTCCAGTTGGCTTCACAAATCCGTTCGAATCCGGGTAGAACATATCATTTGTCCAGTTAGTACCAACACCAACAGTACCCTTTGTGCGCAAATGAGTGAGAATTGCATCCATCGAGTCAGCGAAGGCATAGGTGTTGAGGCGACCTCGAGCCTGCATCGCTTCAGCTCCATCGCGAGGATAGGCACCATCTTCACCACCAGGATCCCCCTCGATGGCCTTCGTTTCGTAATAAATTGCGTGACCGTCGCTGTTGCTATAGGCGTTCGCGATGGGCTAAGCATTGCTCCACCCAGCCCAACCGAAACCGACGCAGTGACCGGTCTTACCCTGGTCAAGCTGGAAATTAACGCGCCACGTTTTGTCGGTCGTCGGAGTAGGGGGGACAGCCCCGCTTGCATTTGCCAGATGGTTTAATGCCTGCCACCAATGAGTCTTTGTTACGTCAGTATACTTGGCTGATGCCCAATGCTTGTAAGTAACGGTAGTTAGCTGCAGCTCTTTGATTGCTAATGCTATTTCTTCATTAGGTGTCCGTGTGGCCTCTTCGGCACCGATACCGAAGAAATTTGCAAGACGATAATCTCGTTCATCAGGTGGTGAAGGTTTACGACCAAGCAGATGTGCTCCTACGTCGGACATTTCTGCTCCTTTGTCTATCAAAATGTAGTGAAGGGCCCGTAGCTGTTGACGACCAACTTACGCTACAGTGACTTTTCTAGTCGTCTGTCTGATGGAACACATCTATAGCTCTGCAGCTCAGATGCGTTCCCACCCTTCACTTAGGAGTCGGGGAGTTAAGAGCCGACCCAAACCCCCGACAGGAATACAGAACAGGACGGCTATCTGCTCCCTGCTCTGCCTTAGGGCGTCCCCCAAGCTTGAAAAATAATGGACCCGGCGGGAATCGAACCCGCGTCCGCGAAAGTCGTATATACAAATCGTATAACAGCTTTCCTTACCACCTCCACCAGACAGTCTTTCCTGTCAGTCATGCAGTTTACTGCAATCAAAGCAATTGGTGCTGGTTTGCTTAGACCAGGACTGCGGCCTCCTCCATCACCCAATCGGGGATGAAGTCGGGGCACGTCACGGATGCGTCCATATCGTTCGCATTTGTCTGTTTTAGCAGTAGGCTGCTAGCCGCTGTGATTCGCATACCGTTTCAACCACGTCGAAACCGATCGGGCCCTTGAAATTAAATAACGAAGGGTCCGTAGCTGTTGACGGTCAACTTACGCTACGGTGACTTATACGACCGTCTGTCCGTTAGAACACATCATAGGGTCTGCAGCCCCTCAATGTTCCCACCCTTCGACTAGTAAGACGTACCGACGGATTTTTTCCGTAATTATCTTTTGGCGCCCTTAGCGGCTCTTACTAGAATGCCGAGAGCGGGACTCGAACCCGCAAGCCTTTCGGCAAAGGATTTTAAGTCCCCCGCGTCTACCAATTCCGCCATCTCGGCACAATTCCTCTACCAAGTAGTCGAATGCTCGTGAACGTTGATCCCGAGCGCGGCCGACACAAGCATCAGCGCCGCAATGATGACGAGCAGTAGAATGATCGATTTAGCCTTCACGTCTAGCCTCCTGTACAACGACTTTGAGCATGTCTGCATGATCGTGGGGAAGAACTGAAAGTCCTGTTGGAATGTTCAACTCCAAGCAGTTCATCGTGATCCATTCCCCATCTGTGTCCTTGACGGCAATTGTAAATACTCTCGAGGATCTCCTTTCTTCCGTTGGAACAACTTGATTGTCGACAGACATAATTACCTCACTTTTTAGTCGTCTATGCTTAAGGGAGAGGGGAAATTATAGCCGGGGCCATTGACCGAAGTTAACCCCTATCATTCTAATAGAAACTATAATCTCCAGAGCCAGTCGTTATCTGTCTTGCCTTTGGAGCTAGCTACGACGGCTACACCCCTCAGGCACTCCTTCTCCTCTCCCTTAAGCATAGACAAAAAAATAGAGGGCGAGGTTGGTAGCTTTACCTACCTGGGATTCATTCTCCGTAGAGAATCGTTCCACCTCACTATACTGAAGGTTTTTTCTGCGATGCAGCCCAACGTCCGTACTCGGCTTGACGAGCAAGTTCTGCTGAGATTTCTTCAGCTTTTGCGAGAGTCATCTTTACTGCTGCAACACCCGGAACGTAAAGACAAACAATTCCTCCGTCTTCTCGGTGCCACGTCGCATACATAGCTTCGTCTTCTCTGGAAAACACTTGAGTTTCAGGCACGAGTCTCGCCTCTTAGAACTTCACCAAATTTCTCGATAGAACGAGCAGCTCGATTGAGTGCCATGACAAAGTCATTTGAGACACTCCCCCTCAAATATACCCGATAGCGATTCTCAGCAAGTTTCTCCTGATAGGCAAGTCGATCAAGCTTGCGCTTTCGGCGACGATCTCGATCCCACTCAAACCAATCAGAATATCGATCCCAAGCTTCTATCACCACGAAAAGGAGAACAAGGCCAACAAAAATATATAGCAAATCAATACCGTTGATAATTGCCATTTCGCCTCCTTAAATAGTTAGCATGATCGCGAGATGAACTTTGTCTCCAGACTCACTCAATGGTGATACAATGTAGGAATCAGCATCCCCACGCAGCCATGATTTAGCCTGTCTTTTTGCATCCTCTCTACCTGTTGCCCAAATAATAACTCGAATATTGTCTAAACTTACAAGGAACAACTGTCTTTTATAAGCAATATTTTCCATATTTACACCTTTGTTCCTTTCTATTAGAAAATAAGTCGCAGTGGCGGTGAGTGTTTGTCGCCATCGTAAATCCCAGGCACTCTAAGACTTACATGTTACGTGTGCAGATCATTACACCACACCCACCACCACTACTAGGAGCTGACATGGATCGTTACGCACCTATTAGAGGCGTCCATGTTTCGTGCCGTTTGTCGCGTAAAGACAACCGCTCCCTATGGCCCAGATACTAGGCACAACTGAGAGAACAGCCTCTGGAACTCCTCTACTCCATACGGCGTGTCCTGGCTTTACCCAGCGAGTTAGAATCGTCAGGTGACTAGCCGTTCTCTCAGGTGTACCTAGTATTTCACGCGAAGGGAGATCGCGATCATCAGTGGACATTTCCTCACAATTCGAGTTCCTCGAGTTGTCGTTGAACTGCACGGATGCTGTCAATCAGATCGGCGATAAGAATTGAGCTGCCATATTTTTCAGAGAGGTTTACAGCTGTGACTTGCGGATCCTTGAGCAACTCGAGTAACGCATGCATTTGCTTGATGACGTTGTAGTATGTAATTGTAAATTCAAAATCGATGCGAACGTTGTCATACTTTTCAACACGGAGATCTCTAACACCGAGATTGTCGACAAATTCCTTGACATGATGATAGGTCTCACCCTCCATTTCGAGAACGAGACCAACATGCTCGATTCGCTCTGGACTTAAACTTCCAAACCACCTTCGCATAATTGTTCTCCTTTTTAGAAAGCTCAATGAGAGATAATAGCTCCGAGTCGAGTACGTCTCACGGAGTCAAGTCACTAGCTAAAGAATTTCGAGATTCCGGAACGGCTACGCCTATCTCTACTTTTCTTATCCTCGCAAGCCGCTAGCATTTGGCCTAGCTACCTATTATCCCTCATTCAGCTTTCTAACCCTTTAACAAGCACCCTCTGTGGAGCGTCCTAACGAGCAGCATTATACTTTTTCGGCTCGCCACACCGCGGGCAGACTTGTGCACAATCTACCGACCAGTATACCCCGTTATACGCCACGTCCCTGTGCAACCAGGTGAACGATTTGTAGTTAGCGAGTTGCATCGACTAACTTTTGTCGCCCCAAGATACACAGAGGGTGCTTGTTAAAGGGTTATGAGTTTAAACGTAAGTTTCTCTTAACTTATGGAGTTTGTCCACAACATTTCGCATCTTGCGATATGCTGATCCGTTGTTTGTATGAACATGCATCGTAGGGATCGGGAAACTTGTATCCGTCAAGATTCGTTTCTCGACCCAACACAAACATGTATATCCAGTAATTTCCGTTCCAGATTCGAAGTGGCCTAGATCGTGATCAAAAGAGATCTCGTCGATTTCTGCGCCCTCACCATTTAGAGCTTTTCTGAATTCATTCGGGTTTTTGCACCAGGTCCAGCTCTCATCGGGAGGTGTACGAATATCATCAAGCCAAATTTTCATTTTCTCACCGTCCATCGAATGATTTAATAAAGGTCCCGTGTTTGTCGTACACTTTAATAACGCTTTTATTGAATTTTTTCAGGGCGGCAGCTCTACGAAGAGCCTCGACTTTATTAACAAAATGTTCTTTCTTATTACCATCATAAACAATATAAAAATTGAAATAATTTGACATTGTTCTCCTTAAAAAGAGAAATATTTGAGCGGTAGTCCATAGCGTCCGCTTTCTCTCGAAATTACATAAATTTCTGTTACTTGGTTCAGCTCTACACCAAGCCTACAAAAATTTATTTCGATTACTCACGTTCCTGGGGCTACCGCTCAAAATAGCCCCGTTCCATAAGAGCGGATCGACACGGGGCCACATCGATTCCGCAATGTCGTTTTCATCCAGGTTATCGACGCCTGTCACTCCCTATTCTGTTCGTCGGACGGGAGATTTCCGGAACTTGTCAGAACTCGCCGGACAGAACCATTCCGAGCTCGATCGGGTTTCCAGCCTTGTCGCGATCGACGAGTTCCTTCTCCTTCTCCGACGTCCAACGAGAACGAGTACGAAGGTAGACGATTGCAGAGGCGGTGCTAGTTGACACACCAAACTTTTCCGCAACCTTCTGCTCTTCGTCGATCATGTATTCCTGTACTTCGTCAAGAGCGGAGTAAAGCTCTGGCTCACTCACACGCTCTCCGTTGAAGTAGAGCTCGGGCTTGTTGGACATCTTTCCCTCCTTGAGTGAGAAAAATAAAAAAAAGAAAAGTGTCCAGTCACTCGGATCAGACACATAAGAATCTTCTTCTCATTATACAGAAGGTTTTTTCTGCGATTATGGGCCCGGAAGGAATCGAACCTTCGACCTCGGGATTAAAAGTCCCTTGCTCTACCAACTGAGCTACGAGCCCCCGCTGTTAATTGAGTACCACTACCTTTGCGTCTGGGAAATTTTTCTTTGCAGCTCGCTTTGCATTCCACTTTGTTACATAAGCTTCGCTCACAGCGAGAGTCTCTCCATTTTCAGAAACTAATCGTACGTACCAGGGCTTATATCCCCCGGGGTATTTTGACGTCTCACCTTTGAACACTTGTGCGGTTAACATGTCTACTCCTTTGAAATATGTGGGCCCGGAAGGAATCGAACCTTCGACCTACCGATTATGAGTCGGATGCTCTAACCCCTGAGCTACGGGCCCTTGAATAAAAAATAAGAGGGAAGTTCTCCTAGCTCTTAGTCTAGAAGATTCATCGTTCTTATACGATTACTTCTCTCTCATTATATGCGAGGTACTATCTGCGATTGACAGCAAAATATCCCCCCGGGGATTTTTGAGATTTTGATTTTGAAAAAGAAAGATAGAGGCCTATATGTAGGTCCGCTCTGAGACGGCTTCTAGATAGACCCCTATCATTATGTTAATAGATTTTTGTGCGAAAAAAAAATATGAAGGGTCGCGTTTGCGACCCCCCATATTTCCCATACCTTCCGGACCATGTCATCTGACTCGGATGACGAAACCCAACGCCTTCGAAGTGATTACGTTCACATCTTCGTGCTTGATGATCAGCAGGATTCCGAGGATATTCGCGCCGACTGTGAGAAGTGTCTCACGGCTCAGCGGTGATGGCTTTTGTATGTCCATCAGCGCATGAACTCGCTCAGCACTTTTCATCAACTTCGCGTATTCCTCCGAATCTGCTGGATGCACCGAGAGCACAGCAAGAATCCGAACGAGCTCATCATCGAGCATACGTTGATGTTTCGGTATCTCCTTATCACGAAACATTAGTCTCCTTCGGTAGAGTTCATTATACTAATAGTTTTATTTGCGATCGGAACTCACATCCGAAGGTTCGACTTTAAATATAACTTCGTTTACATGCTCCAACGTCATTGGATCGTCAAAGAGCTCGAGAGAAAATACAACTTTGTTTTCTTCTCGAACGACTTTCATGACGCCGGCATAATTGTGTTTTTTGAGGAATATCAAACTAACAAAGCACAGCACAAATCCTAGAAACAACCCTACAATAAGGGCAATTACAACAGACATATTTACTCCACCGCCGTGACAGTTGGATAGGCTTTCTCTCCACTACTATCCTGAGAACGAATATACTCAGTAATTCGAGATCTCTGAACTACTCCAGTATTTCCTTCTACCTCAATAATATCTCCTAAATTGTAATGAATACCGTACTGAAACTGGTTGTCAGGAACAATTTCTCCATCAACTGTCTTAATATATTTATCGTTCGCAAGCTCGGTTTGAGCACGGTTATTTAGAATTTCGAGTAATTTACTAGAACTTCCTCCAACTTGATCTGTTGTAATATCTCCAGCAAAGACAAGTTTTGCCCGTAAATCGAACCCAGTGTATTGCTCTCCAGCTAGAATAGCTATCCCCGGAGTCGTTCTCAAATCTGGTTGTCCTTCTTCGGGATCAAGCCCGGGAGCAAACGAATATATATGGGTCTTAAGCGTTGCTATTGACTGAACTTCTTCAATATTTGCGAATGAATCCATCTGAGGAGAGAATCTAACAACAGGAATATCGGATTGTGTACTGGTTCTATCCAATCCTTTGTAACTTCGAAATTTTAGTGGAGTAGTTGAGTTGATATCAAATATAATTCGCATTCCAATTTCGTATGTCTTTGCGATGTCTTTCATCGCGTCGTAAACTGGCCCGTATGGTATAGCCACCTTAAGCGCAACACCAGATTTATCGTAATCGTCCAGACCAAGGCCTGGAATGATGAATTTCTCTGGATTTGAAA